AAGCGTAAAATCAAACCATATTATAAAGAAAAGAATGGGTGGAATTATGTTAAGGTCGATAAGGAGTACAAGTGGTGGGAGCTAAAAAAGTGCCTGAAAGAGTTTTACGGGTCTGAGACAAACAACCCGGTTAGGAAGAATTTAGAGTTTTTTATACCACTGAGAAACAAGATAGAACATAGGTTTTTACCCGAATTGGATAGCACAATCTTTGGTGAATGCCAGCAACTACTCTTTAATTATGACACGCTCCTAACAGAAGAATTTGGTGAGATTTATTCACTAAGAGAATCATTAAGCTTCTCACTGCAGTTATACAATAACGCTCAAGCACACATGGATGCCGTAAAAAAGAATGCTGAGTTGAAGAATGTACTTGATTTTATTATTGACTATCGATCATCAGTGTCAAATGATGTGGTCAATTCTGGCAAGTATACTTTCAACGCTATCCTGTTTCAAGTAGTCAATAACAGCAACGATGCAATTCCGGTAAAATTCTTTAAATGGGACGATATGTCTGGAGCGGAAAAAAGCAAAGTTCAAGAGTATGCTGCTGTGTTTGTTAAGGATAAAACAGTTTATACACATCTAACGTTACACCAGCCTGACATTCTAACAATGTCCTTAAAGCGAACTCCCATTGACCCTGATCTGGCCAAAGAGTACTTAAAACAAATATGTCACGAAAGCACAAAGTTCCTTCCAATCTACTACTTTATTGGGCAAAGCAAGTTATCTAAGGAGGAGGTGACTAGCTATATACAAAACGAGAACTGCCCAATAAAGCAGAAAAATGAACTGATTTATAGGATCGGAGCAGATACTGATTCGTCGCTTAGGCTTGGTAGCACAACTACTGGATCAAAGGCTTCAGTTGAGTTAGTTGACGTAATTAAGTGCATTATAAATAATAAGCACCATAATAAGTCATATATGAAAATACGGTTCTTTTATGCTATAACACATCTATCACACAATCAGATAACACCTTTTGTTGTGAATTCACTTAATGCCGAAGTAAAGAACTTCTATAAGCTGAAACAAAATGAAAGGGACAGTCTGAGAAAAGCCATTTGCTATATAGACCATGTATTGCATACAAATGCTGCTAATTGAAAAGCATTGATAGCCACACTCGATACCCACACTAATGACGCAATTCCTGCTCTTTTTTAGCATCTCTTTAATGTCATCAATGAAGCATCGTGCTATACGCGATGTAATCAATGCTTGATTTATGGGTGATCCCTTTTGGATGCCACGAAAAACCTAATCTATATTGGGTAATTAGTATCCGATTGTGGTACTCGTCCTGCACTTCCAATGAAAGGGTGGGAACGGAGTATGTGCCCCGGAGACACCAACCGGATTCATCTCTGAGTCGTATTCGATTTGATCGTCTTTGACCCAAGGTGCCAGAGCTTTGATGTATTCCCGGGCATCTTCCAGACTGCTGGACTTGGTATCCAGAGCCATGAGATTATCCATTACTTCCAGGGCATCGTTTAAGGGATATGTCTTATCTTGGGCAGCCAGTGCCCGGCAGATATCACTGGTGCGGTCATCCAGGATCACCACGAGCCTGTAGTATCTGGCTTTGGCTTTCTTGTATCCCTGTAGCCTTCCGAACTCACGTATCCGGAGAGCGGTATGCTCTGCCAATCCTTGCCAGTAATTGGATGAGCGATTGGCAAGGTCATTGAACTGGTCTTTGAGGGTATCGGCTAGCATTTCTTTGGTATATCCTTGCTCAATGGCTTTGGTGAGGGTATCTGCGAAGTTCTGACGTACATCGGCCTCAAAGTGGTTCCCGATCCAGAACAACTGCTGCTTCTGGATGGTGGATGATAGGTGCTGATCTTCGATGCCCCAGAGCCCGATGCTGGTCTTGGTGGGGGCTTGCACTTGGACATCCTTGAGACCGAGCCGCACACAGCGGTCTATTATCGCTTTGGTGGGCTCATTGACCAGTGCTGCGAAGTCATCTCCCAACTGGGTATTGATGATTCCCATTAGCTTATCTATAGAGTCCTTGTTGAGTTTCTCTGCTCTTGGCATGCCACTCAGCATCTGGATGGCAAGTCGGGCAGCATCCTTGATTTCAGCTTTCCAGGCATTATTGAGGACCCGGTAATACTCAAGCATCAGTTTGTCGTAATAGTTCATCCTGACAGTTACTTCCAGATTTGACCTTCAAAAACTATGAGTGGTATCTCCACTGCTTCCTGCAAGTTCTTTTGGAATGCGAGATACCTTGAGTAATCGTCAATTCTGCTCCAAGCAGCATTACCGATATGTTCGGAGTATATGCGTTTTACATTTTGGTGTTGAAGCACAATGTTATCAATGGGTAAATGGAAATGCCCATAGTTTTGCTTAAGCATATCAATACCGGTTTTGTTGATATCGAGTAGGTCAGCTAAATAGAGCAAATAGACATACTTGAAGCTCATGTTTATCCATTTCTGTGCTTGACCAATGAAAAATGATGTCTGGTTTTCCGAATATACTTTCTTAATCGCTTTGCAAGCTGAACTATGAAGTTTATCGAACTCGTTTTGGCTCAAACTAACCTTCAACACTTTTCCGATCATTCGTCTGATGATATCCGAAGCTTCTGATCGCATAGCTTCGTTTCGATCATTGCCCATAATGCCATGCATAGTCCTACAGAAATCACGATACGCCGTATTAATGCATGCATCTATACTTAAATATCCTCCCATGGTCATCAGGGCATAAAATCTAAGTGCGTCTTCTTTTCGCAGTTCTTTTCTCATAACTACCTCCACGAGTCACCTTTCCATACTTCTTCTTTCTGTCAATATCATCAGAAGCTAAACCTCCGGACATTGACTCTGTTCCTGCCGATATCATATTCTGAGAAGCGTTCCAGACAGCCAGCCAGTGCATCACAGCCATCGATGTAGCCATCAGGATAGGTGAGGAACTGACTTATGAGGGTTGGTGTGTCTTGACCCTCTGGAAAGAGCACCTTGGCTGTCTCGATGATGGTCTCTGTTCTCTCGATGCGTAGGTTCTTGTTATCCTTGTTATCGATGCGCTTGATTCTGTGACTGATGGGTGGCAGATGGTTGTCTGTTGCCCACCTGTCAAAATCAGCCAGGATACGTGCCTGACCGTAGGTGGTCTCACAGGCTGCTCTGGCTTTCACTCTGTAAGTTCTATCCAACTTCTGATAAGCATCATAGTAGTACCTAAAGAACTTGGTGTTCTCAGTCTGACGTATCCAGACATGGATCACATAGAAGCGGTTACCATCGTAGCCTATGGAGATGACAGCTTTGAAACAGCCCTTCTCTCCCCAAGCAGGATCAGCATAGAGCCAGACCCGCTTCATTTGAGCTGGTTCAGGTAAAGTTCTATACTTGGTGAACCAATGGTTCTTGAAGATGTTCCCTTCGATAACCGGCTGACCAAGCATCTCTCTTTGATATCCGGTATGCCCGAACTTGGCTCTCAGGTTTGGCAGATTGGCAGTGGGGTATTGAGCCTCCCAGGTGGACTTACCATAAATATCTTCGAGAGAGAAACGCAGGATCGCTTTTTGGTGCGTTTTCAGCACTGACTGGTATCTTGTATCTAAATCGGGATTATCTGCTCGCATTTCGCCTAATATGAGCTCCTGAAACTGGCAGATGGAGTAATTGGGATGTACCAGGTTACCGAGCCAGACAATCTTGCCATTTCCCTCCGGAGAGAGTGCTCCGGCAAGCTCCTGGGTAATCTTCTCCATGCGTCTCTTGCCGATGGATTGGTTGCCCATGTTCTCTTCTTTATCGATATCATCACAGACAATCAGTCCGGGCCGCTTGGCAGTCTTGGGATTGATCGTTCCACGGTGGCTCTGCTTAATACTTCTGGCTCGTATCCTTGCCTTATTCTTTAGATAGAAGTCGAGATCAAAGGCATCCACAGGCTGCAACTCCGGATAGTCCATTGTGAGCCGCTTATTGTTCTGCAGTTCATGCAATGTAAAGGCAGTACGTTCCTGCGCCAGATCTACGTCTGCGGCAGTATGGATCACATAACGTTCGCCTTTGATGATCCTCCAGATAGGATAGACCACTCCCATGAGTACCGTTTTGCCCAGCCCACGAAAACCTGTGATTCCGATGATGCCTGAGCCCTTATCAGTCTCATCGAACATGGTCACGTGCGCTGGGCAAAAAGGTAGTGGGAAGATGTGCGGGAAATAGGTATGACAGAAGAACGAGAATGCATCCCATCCATCTGCTGTGGTGCGTTTTATCCTCTCAGCTTTGGCTTCAGGATTATCGTCTATAAAAGGCAAGACGGAGATCGTTTTGGATGCGATCTCCGCCAATGCCTTGTTATGCCGTTGGAGGAACTTCTTAGACATAACCGGAAAACCCCACCGCCATTTTGGGGTGGCGATGAGGACTATGTAGGATGGCAGGAAGGTGCGGGGCAGGAGGCAACAGCCCCGCACAGGCTGTCGGGTTTGGAGGGTCTATGTAGGCTGTAGGAATGTACTTAAGCATTTCTGACTCTCAGATACTCAGCCAGATCGATTACGATGCCGTTAAACTGCTTGAGCAGGGTCTCATGCCCTTTCTCGATCATGAAGTCGGTAACTTGGTCAAGGAAGCGTACGATGTAGTCGTTCAGCTCCTTGGAAGGCTCGGAGTCCTTCTGGTTCTGTTTGATGAGTGAGACTAGGCTCTGCAGAGCGGTATCTGCCGGGTTCTTGGCATACTCTCTGAGTGCCTGGATGAGCGCTTTCTTACGGGCTAAGCTAATCTCATGGTCAAGCTTGCGCTCTTCTTTGAACAGCTCTGCCCACTTGCCGGATTTGATCCACTTGCGGACGGTGATATCGGAAACTCCGAAGATCACCGCCAGCTCAGTGGGATCTGTCTTGCCGTTCAGATAGGCATCTCTGCAGTTATCCCGCTTAATTCGGAACTCAAGAGCGTTACTCATACTCAGGGCGTACCTTGTGGCTTTCCAGATATTTGTTAATGTCTTTTCCATGAACCCGGAGGGGTCCCTTATCACTTATGCGGTAAGCGGGGAGAGGATCAGCTATGTTATTGATCATACGATATACGGTGGAGCGGTCGACATTCAGCATGTCGGCTATCTCATCCGGTCTATAGTAGCGGTCATTGAAACTGTCCACGTTTACCTCGTTATCTTGTATCATTTCTGCGGTCATCATCTTTAGCCCCTTGCTTTCGTCAAAAACTGCTGCATAAGGATGCGACAGTATCAAAGAGCACTGAAGTTCAGTACTACCTTGTTGTAGTTCCCGGCTTCATCCCTGACGGAGAAAGAGATGTACTGTTTAGTAGAGGTTACAGTGATCGCTTTATCGATCAGTTCCATCGCTTCCTTCCAGATCGGGTCTTTGATCTTGTAGCGGCGCAGGGCGAAGATACGATAACGGGCAAGCTGACCACGCTTATCGACTTGGAAAGCTTCATTGATGATGGCCTTAAGATTGTCATTGGAGTTCTCTGACCAGGCTTTGATGCACTCGTCCATCTTCTGCTTAGCGAGCTGCAGCTCAATTCCGAACTGAATCTTCTCCCGGTAACGGATTTCGATCTTGTACTTCTCATCGAAGGTAAGCAGCAGGGCATTACCTTTCCACTCTACGTTATTCCTTCTGGCAACATCGTTCAGATAGTCTTCCACTATCTTGATGATGCTGTGTTTTTCCTTGATGATGCGTTCCTGAAGCTTGAGAGCATGATCCATCGCTTTGCTAACGGCTGCTTCTCGATCCAGGATGTCTTGATTGAGCACTTTAACGGATATCTCCCGTCCTTGTGCATCGGTTAGGGTGCGGTCTTTACCGTTCTTTGTAGACTTTCTACTCATGTGTATCCTCCCTTGGATTTATTCTTTATCTTTAGTTGTTTCTTGTTTTCTGATGTAGGACTGGAACATGGCGATTACCGCTCTGCGTTCTTTGGGATCGAGCAGATTCCAGTGGCTTTTATGGTAATGCTTTATGGTGAATGCCCTTAGGTCGTTCTCTGTCCAACCCGCCTGTTTCATCAGGGCAAACATGTACTTGCCCTGCTTGTCAAAGGTGAACTCATTGGGACGGCCATGCTTGCGATACTTGATCATGAGCGCTTTCAGTTCTTTGAGCTTATCTTCCGGTAGAGCCCTTAGTGATTCGCCATAACCGAGACGGCTCATAATGAGTTTGAAGCCATCCAGGGGCCAGTGAAACTTCTTAACCCTGAGGGCATGGATTTCTCGGCGTAGTTTGCGTTCTCGTAGTTCCTGTGTCATAGAATGCCCTTTGGACTGCTATTCCAGTCCTTTTCTCTTGAGGAATGTCTCGAATTTAATGCGCCAAAACCACTCAGATCCCCGATACTCTACCCATGCCTGTTGAATAAGCTTTTCTTTGCGAATTTGCTGTTTAGAGGCTTGGATAGCTAATCGCTCCTGCCGTCTGAGCTCTTTCTCCTCAGCCCTCCGGAGCTTCTCTTCTTCACTGAGTTTGGGTCGCATCCGACCCAGGATACCCGGCTCAATCTGCTTGCCGATCTCTCTCAATCTATCTCGGCCAATTACTTTATACTGCTTGCCTTCCATACCGATGCATCCAATTGAAGCCAAAGCTTCCATATAGACAAACACCCACTGACGACTTCTACCGAAGTCCTTGGCTATGGCTCGGATGGAGGTGTATTTACCCTTCTCGATCTGGTCGAGCAAGGCGGTAGCTGCCTTAATCTCGAATTTCCAATTACCCTTCTGACTGTAACATACTTTGGGGCTATAGCGATCAGCCAAGACATAGATGCCCTCCTTCTTGGAGATCAGTTTGATCTTCTTATCTGCCAGCAGTTCAAGCAGCACAGGCTCGATTACAGAGAGATCTTGAGCTATCATGTTAGATACCGTCTCTGCGGTGAACGGTTTCTTGAACTGCCTTACGAAATTGAGTACCAGATCTTTAGTCTTCATTTTGCGAGCTTGAGATCGATTACTCTTCCGGTTGATTCGCTTAGTTTTAGCTCTCCGGTTTCAATGGAGTGCATCATCTTCATGGCTTTGCGTAAGTTGCCCTTTGCCGACTCATGGATCAAGTCCACGATCTGCTCGGTCACTTCCACATCGAGCACTTCCTTGGCGAGGATTTTGATGTCCTTGCGGCTTACGGGCTTGAACTCATAGAATGAGTTGCAACGGTCGAAGTAGTATTCATTGAGTTGGGAGAGCCGATCCTTGGCATTCTGCATCCCCACCAGGATCACTACGGTTAAGGTCTCATCCACGATGTCTCTGATGGCCCCAAGCAGCTTCTCATGCTTGAAAGCATAATCTATCTCATCGATTACGATTACCATATCTTCCTGCTCCTCCAGTATCTGCAGGCTGAGCTTGAAGAGGTTATTGGTAGTGCCGTAGGGGACATTGTAGCCGAGGTTAAACCGCTGATACAAGGCAGTGATCAGATCGACTGCGAAGGACTTAGGGGTAGTGGTAGCTTCCAGCCTCAGGTATATGTAACCTCTCTGGAACGCCATTCTTTGGGCATAAGTGGTCTTGCCGAGACCGGGCAATCCGTAGATCAGTCCCAGTCCGACCATCTCCATCTTGGGTCTATTGAGCAGGTAATTGACGCACTGATCAGCTTCAACTACATTGCTTATTCTAACGAGTTGGTTCTGTTTCAAGATATCCTCCTTACTTGATTCCTATGAACTTGAGCATCTCTTCGAAGCTCTTCTCTTTAGGTTTGATTACATCATCATCGTCATCCTCCACCTTAAGCGGCTTGGGAGGATCGAGCTTATTGGGCAGCGCTGCCTGCACTTGCTTATCAAGCTCTTCCATCAGCTGATCGGCGCTGGGTGGAGGAGCTTCAAGGCTTGGAGCTTGGATAAAAGTGGGATTGTGTTCCACCTCAGCCATCGGCAGCGGCTTAACCAGTCGATCCACCGCCTCCTGCGTCTGTCTGACGATCTGCTTGGTGCGCTTGGCAATCAGCTTCTGATGCCGCTTATTGGCTTTCTGTTCCTTATGCAGTTCAGCCGCTGAGATCGGATTGTCTTTATCCAGCAAGATGAAGGGGTCTTGCGACCTGCGGACTTCCGCCTGGCAGATGAAGTTGTCTTGCATATCGTAGACGAGTATCCAGCGCAGATCACTCAGATCGTAACGAATCAGCAGTTCCTTGCCGATGTGCCCGATCAGCTCCGTATCCCAGTACATCAACTTGTTAAGCATAATACCATTGTTGCGTAGTGTCTTACGAATTGCGGACATCATCATGAAGTTGAGCTTGTCAGCTTTGATCTTCTGCTCTTCCGGTACGGGATTGGCACTAAAAACCGACCAAGGCGATTTACCTTTCAAGCCGCTATGTGGAGCTTCGCCATACATCTTCCGGATGAAGAAGCCAATCATCTGCATGGCTTCTTCTATGGTAGGAGGAGTGGCATCGTACATCTTTCTTGCCCACTTCTCGTTACGCATCAGGGTCGCCGGTTTATCGTCTATCGATGCACCCCGGAAGCTGCCGATGAAGCGTTCAAAGCGTTCCTGGAAGGTCTTGAAGAATCTCTCGATCACCTTGGCTTTGGCATTGTAGCTTTCGGCGAAGGCTACTTGGATGCCCAGGCGGGGGAAGATGCCTGCCAGATCGCTGGAGAGGTCATGCTCCTGCCATTTCTCATTAAAGAGCTTTGCCCGGAAGGCTTTGCCGTTATCGAGATAGACGTACTTGGGAACTCCTCCCCAGTTAAGGAAGGCGTTTCTGAAGGCGATCTGGATATGCTGGCTGTCCTCGGTAAAGGCGAGTGAGGCACCTACCGGGTATCTTGAAGCCCAGTCAAAGACCATGATCATCGTCATCCGCTGCGCTTTCCCGGTTTTGGGATTCATGATATCAAAAGCCAGGGTATGACCGTCTGCCACCCATACGTCTCCTACATTCAGTAGGCTGGAATCTCGGATGATAGTCTTGACTATGGTCTCAGCCACTGCTTTACTGCCAAGTCTCGCTTGAGTCCAGATTGCCATGTTGTCTCTTTTCCAGTCCATGACCCAGCGTTTGAGAGTAGGTGCTGAACTGGGTGATTCCAAACAACCCATCCGCTCATAATCTTTGATCGTGGAAATTGCGGTGCCGATTTTGACCTTCTGGGGAGTCAACAGCAGCTTAAGCAGGAACTGCTGTTCCAGATAAGTAACCTTGCGTCCCTTGGTCTGGTTCTTAGACTTGTGGATCAAAGCGAACATATCCCGCTCGTTCTGCAGGTATTTTTCTACCCATAAGCGCAGACAGCGTTCTTTGCGTTGCCCTTTGATCTTGAACAGTTCCGGTGTAAACTGTCCCTTATTGTATTCATCGGTTATCTGCCGCCACTCTTGTACTTTGGCAGTACAGTCCTTCAAACGCTCCAAGACCATCTCACAGAACTGAGCATTGAGCTGAGCCTCAGTCTTGCAGCTGAGCAGTTCCTTTGCTTGTGGTCTTAAATCAATATCCGGGACTTCTTCATTAAGTTCGGATAGGGGAGAAAGGTCTGACTTCTCTCGTATCTGCTCCGATTGGAGCTTTTTTACTATCTTGGCAGCATCACCTGTGAACTTGAGCGTCGCACCAGAATGGATCAGAGCTAAGACCCGCCGGTAATTGCGGTCATAGTTCTGCCTGTCTATCTGGTTATAGACTTCATCAATTCTGTCCACCTTGTGCCTCCTGCTTCTTTACCTTATTATAGGAGACGATAAATAGACTGGTGTGCTCGTGATCCTCGATGAGCATCCGTTCCTTCCTTAAAGGTATCGGCTCCTGACGCAGCTTGCGGCAGAGCTGCTGATCCAGATCGACTATCTGCTGGTCGACGAGTACGAATAACTTGGTAGTACGGTAACTGCCGCTCTTTACCGTTCTTCTCACTGCGATATAGACGCCTTCATCGATCATTCTCCGGATCGTCTTTACCGACTTACCATAAATCTGAGCCAGCCGTGCGGCCGGCAGCCATAAAAGTTCTACTCCTGTTTCCATCACATAACCTTCCAAATCGAGCAAACCACTTGGACAAGCACTTGGACATTTCTGAGGACAACCACTTGGACAATTGCTCAAACCACTTGGACATTCTTGGCACCACTTGGACAAAAATGCGCAGATTGAGTGGCTGGTGTGCTTGGAAGCTATGCGTAGAAAGAGTTTGGAACGGTTTTGTCCAAGTGGTTCGCAATTTAAAACCACTTGGACATTTTTCGAGAGGCAGGTTTCACATCTGCCGTTTAGTCTCGATTCTGCGTTCATATTCACCTCTTTGTAACGTTATAATCAGGTGCTAACTTCCATACCGGCAACATCTTGGGAAGTCCTTTCTGCCACTTTCGAAAGCTTTTTTTCACTGCGGTTAATCCGCTGGCATTTACGCCGTCAAGAAATCAGCTATCGAAAATAAGTGTTGACACTTCTATTTAGCTCTGTTTTGTTGTTCTGTGAATATAATGCATACCGAATGGATTATGTCAATGCTTTTTATTCTGTATGGAGGATAAATGAAGAAGAGCGAAATCGGTGTCAGACTCGAAAGAGTTATAAAAACTATGAAGTTAAAGCAATACCAATTTGCCGAAAAATTTGGCATCTCCAGTGCCTCTTTGACCAGATACAAGTCCGGAGATCGACTCCCGGACCCGGAATTTCTCATCGCTCTGTCCAAAGAGAAAATCAATACGAATTGGCTCTTGACCGGAGACGGCAGTATGAATATCCGCCCTGATTTTGACGGCTGGATGAAAGAGCAACTGCAGAAGAACCTCGGAAAAGTCAATTCCAAGACAGGACTAATCGAAACTCCGGCAATAGATTACACTCGTACGATTACGCTGCCGAT